TATGTTTTGGCTTGTAGTGTCTGGGTTTGGAATACCAGGAGAACCAGGAGTGCCGCCACCTGTAAAGCCTTTATAACTATTTTGGCCAGTTTTACCTGTTACCCATGCAGAATTGCTAACTGCTTTAAGGATGGTTGCGGTATCTGCACCGCTCTTTAAAGCATTAACGATGGCTGTATACCCACGAGCATCTGCACTTCCGCCTGTTAAAGTTTTAATCGTTGCTTGAATTCCTTCTTCCCAAGACTTGTAACGTTTTACTCCAACACTGTTCATACTTTCAGAGTTACCCATGTCAAGCGTGGTGTTAAGCGGGTTATAGTTGGCACTGTTATTCCAGTGACCACCTTCTCTGCTTTGCCAAGTTGTAAGGGCATTAATGTTGGTATCAGATACAGGGGCACCCATTGCTGTAAGCAATTGAGTAGCCCAAGTCTTTTTGTCTCCAGTGCCCTTAACAAGGGATAAAGAACCGCTTGAACCGCTTGAACCACCAGAACTGGTATTACCTAAAGCACTAATGCTTGTTACATCGGATAATAAGTTTGGATTTGAAACGTTCATGTTTTGAGTAACGTTTGAGCCAGAAACAGGCAAACCAGCATTTGTTAACTCTGCTGGGTCTACAGGGTTGTTAGGTCCATGCCATACCTCGTAGTGCAAGTGTGGGCCAGTAGCATTACCTGATTTTCCAGACTCACCAATTTTTTGTCCTTGAAATACTCTTGCTCCAGGAGTTGCTTGTTTAGAACTTAAGTGTGCGTAAAGAGAAGAGTAGCCATCTGCATGGTCAAGTAGTACTGCTTGTCCATAATCAGCGCTTAATACTTTGTCAGAAACAATGCCCTCTTTAACTGCTACTACAGGTGTTCCAACTTTAACATTGTAATCTGTTCCTTGGTGAACTCCACCAGTGCTATCCCAGTTACCGCCTTGTGCATCCCGTGCACCGTATGCAGCACTTACAAGGTTGTTTGCATATTTTCCTGAGTTTAAATTACGACTACCAAAAGAAGAACCGTAACCTGGTGTACCTCCACCAAAAGCAAGAGCGGCACCTCCACTAGCAAGTGCTATTCCTGGTACAGCGCCAGCACCACCAGTGCCGAATGCCATTGCCCCGCCAGCAACCATCATTAATCCGCCAATAATCTTTTTGCCAGCGCTAAATAGTCCTTGAGCACCCTTCTTTAAAGCAGAACCTTGTGGGTTACCTTGTAGACCATCTAAGTAACCTTTTAAAGTAGACATAGACACAATAGTGTCTTTCATAACGTTGTTAAATGTTTCAATGGTTCCTGCAGCAGCACCAAGACCAGAAAGAGTATTTTTTTCTGCAGCACCTTGAATCATGGTGGAAGAAGTATTCATTCGGTAAAGTGGGTCAAAAGGATTTTGGTTATCTTTAGCAGACTTTGCAGAGGCAAGGTCAGGGTTTTTTCCTCCAGCAATATCAATAAATGCTTGGCTAATCATCTGTTGTTGGTCTGCGTTCATACCCAAACCTTGTAAGTTTAGTCCTGCATAACCACTACGAAGAGATTCTTGAACGCTTTTAGATGTAGCACCGCCTGGGAACATAACGCTATAAAGTTGCTTAGCAATGTCACCAACACTTTTAGCCTCACCATTTGCACCCATAGTTGTAATGCCATATTGATAAAGTTGAGCAGACATCGGCCCACCTTGTAGCCCTGCAATTGCAGAGGCTGCATTTTCATTTTGCATTCCAAGGTAAGTTGCCGCACCTCGTGTTTGGCGGGCGGCAGATAAATAATCTTTACTACCTGGAACATAACCAGCATTTGCAAGGATGTTTGCAACATTTGCGTCAGAGCCAATGCTGCTCAGTCCACCTTTTAATGCGTTAAAAGTTGCCTGTGCTAATCCTGCTCGCGCCATTCCTGGAGAACGTAGCGCTGCTTGGTAGTATGAACCAGCACGGTTTACTACGCCAGAAGAATCTGGAGCAGCGTCGTAAACAGTTCCAACAACAGCCTTTACTGCCCCCATCATTCCAGAGCCAATTGCAGCATATCCTTGGCCTTTAAGCATTGTGGTCATACTGGAGCCAACCATAGGTACGCCACCAAAAGAAGCGCCGCCACCGTTAGCAACGGTTCCTCCACCTGTTCCGCCGCCAGTGCCTTTACCACCGTTGGTGTTCATGCTCTTAGGAGTTGTTGGCGGCTCACTAAAACCAGCAAGTGAGCCGTCTAGTTTGTTACCACCAGTTGAGCCAAGACCACGTTGACCACCTTTTCCGATGATGCCTTTAAGAGAAGAGAAAATGCCACCAGCATCTTTGCCCGTTGAAGTCAGGGCAGAATGCATTTTATTAATCTGTTCGGTGAGTTTAGCGATGTCAGCGGTTAAGGCTTTTACATCTGCTGCATAACCCATGTCATCTCCTTAACTCTTTAACTGGTGTATTTGTAACCAGTTGTCTCTTTCTCTTCTTGACAGATTTTGTATATCTGCCAACGTCCATCCTGGGTAGTAGTCCGCTACTCTTTTCCACTCAAAAAATAATTGAGCGTATGAAATTCTGCTAGAAACGAAACAAGGTGCCTAAACTAATAGGGACCTGTACCTCGCCTTCACAATCTGGGCAATCAAGTGTTAGGTCGTTAAACTGTGGTCCACATAGTCGGTTGTTGATTTCATCAACAATTTTGCGACGGTCTGTAAGGCCGATGTTTAATACCTGCATCTTGCTTACTACTGGTGAATCTCCAATTTTAACAACTGTATTCTGTAAAAGAAGTGTGTTTAGTTCAGGGATTGTTTTATCCGCACTAAGAAGTAGTTCTTTTTGAGTAATACCAGTTGGTAGTTGTACTAGGTATTCAGTTTTACCTTTTACGGTAAAGGTACGGTCATTAACGGGGTCTGTTAAAACTTTTACTTTAATGTCTTTATCAATCTCTATATCAACTTCTTTTGTTTCCGCACAGGAGCCACAGTAGCCACCCAAGTGTGCAATGTTTCCAAATGTTGCTTTAAAGATTCCTACAAGAAGCATGTCTCGGTCACCTGAAAGGAGAGCATCTAGCATTTGTTCAGACACTGGCTCATTACCTACACGTACGGTTCCACGCTTTAATATTGTTAAAAGCGCTTTACCCAAAGTGCTTGCTTTTGAGATTTCTTCTTCGTCACGACCATTTAACTCACGAACTTCTGCTTCAGTAGTAACCTCCCCAGCGGATGTTATGTATCCGCCAGGAAGGTTAACTACTGTGTCCAAAGGAGGTGTAATCGTTACTTCAATTTCTTGAGGTTGTTCATTCATCATGTCTTGAACGGCTTTGTTTGCCATTGCGGGGTTAGCCGCTGCACTAATTGTTTTCGTCATGTTATTCCTTTGTTAGATTAGAAGTTTGCTGCGTTCTCAAACGCCTTTGTCTGAGAATTAAACGCACCCCAGTTGAGGTCAAAGCCTTCGTGTACAAGGGTCATTTGTTCAACGTAGAGAGCATTATCACCAGCGTTTAAGTCTGAGTATGCCACTGTTGTAGGCCATGCATTAAACACCTTAAAGCGCATTGCAACTTCATCAGTTGCGCCTGTAACAGCGCCTGTTGTGGCTACGTTTGCACCTGAAGATGGGACTGGGTGGTTTAGCACAGCGATTTCAAGGTCGCAACGGAAGTTCTTTCCTGTTGCAAGTGTTGAACCGCCAGCCTGAACAGTTGCAAACAACTGTTTCATCCAATCCCAGTTTTGCTTAGTGCCAAGAATTACGCCACGTTGCAAAGTGATAGGTGTGAATGATGTCTGTCCTGGAATTTGGTGAACAGTGGTGTTGTATCCACCTTCACGGTAAGGGATTGAGTCTGTTGTTACAGCCAATCCAGATACTGAGGTAAAGCCCATTGGGATAGTTGCGCTACCCAAAGCGGTATTGCCTGTATCTTGTGGTTGAAACGTTACCAGGAACCGAAAGTTACGGACTGGGTCTGTGGTTAACGTTGAGCGGCTATTTACGATTGCCATTGTGTTTTTTCTCCTTCGTCTTAGTTAATTGTCTTTTGACTTAGGTCAATGACAATGAACTCTGCTGGGTACTGGAGTGCCACACCAACTTGGATGTGCACTTCGCCATTAGCGATTGAAGCGGCTGTGTTGTTTTCTGCATCACACTTGATGAAAAAAGCCTGAGCATTGTTAACACCACGAAGGCCGCCTTGATTTTTGTATTCAGTGAGGAACACTGTAAGTGTGCTGCGGATACGTGCCCACAACTTCTCGTCGTTGTTCTCAAAAATAGCAAACTCTGTGTTGTTCTTGAGTTGCTTACGGATATAAATAAGTGAACGACGCATGTTTACATACTTGTTCGCTGTACCATCTTGCTTTAATGTACGGGCACCCATTACAGAAAGACCTGCACCAGGAATCTGGCGAAGTGGGTTAACTGGTGATGTGCTTGCGTTCATATTGTCTAGTTCTGTTGATGTAAAGGTTTTTTCTACAGCAACAACACCAGCAACAGTTGTTTGAATACCTGCTGGAGCCTTAAATACACCACGGCTTGCATCTGTTGCCATGTAAAGACCTACGATTGCACCTGATGGTCCAATTAGACGAAGCGAACCTGTACCACGACCTACTGGGTCTGAGATGTACACGTGTGGGTAGTAGACAGCGCCAAAACTAGTATCAGTAAGGCTTCCCGCTGCTGAGATTGCGTTAGCAGGAGTTAAGTTTGCTGCTGTTTCAATAACAACAAAGCCGTTATTGTTTTCTGCCCATGAAGTAGCAGCATCAATAACCGATACTTCACCAGAGGCAAGTGCAGCCCAAATTCCTGGAAGGAATACAACAAGAGGACGGTCTAATGCTGAGAAACGCTCAAATACTGCGTCTCCTGTTCCCTTGTAGTCTGTGTAGTCAGCAGCAACTGGAGTACTTCCATTTGCTCCGCCTGTAAGTGGGTATGTACCAGAAACAGAGCCAGTGGTTAATCCTGCTGTTAATGAGTCTACTGAAATGTTTGTAGAAACAGTGTTAATAACAGTTTCAACAAAATCACTGCTTGCAGGGTCATCTGTAACAACATTCTCGTAACGTTCTAAAAGAATATCGTCTGCAATGTCATTTGCAACACCTGACTCTTTGTAGACAGCAAGTGTATAAGCACCTGAAACAGAACCAGCAGTGACAACAACACGTAGGTTGTTTCCATCTGTTCCTGCATTTTTTGCAGTAATAGTCATAGTTGCAGCGGCTCCGCCGTTAACTACGTTTACTGCGGCTGCATCTGCATCGTCAGCAAGAAGGCGCTGAACATAAAGTTCTTTACCGCCATTTGCAAAGTATGCGCCAACCTGGAAAGTGGCTGGGAAGGAAGAGTTATATCCTCCAAAATACTTGGTAAATTCATACCAAGAGTTAACAAGCGTTACTGCTTCTGGGCCTTGTGCAAATGGTGCAACTACAGCGCCAGCGGCGTTTGCAGTTACTCCACCTTGGAGCACAGGCGGTAGTAGGCGCTCACTAATGTAAACACCTGGACGGCTATAAGCCATGATTTCTCCTAACTAGTTGGGTAAGGGTTCCTTATGGTTGCGAAATTGTGAACGGTTCAATGGCGGTGAACTGACCACGACCAGTAATAGGACTTCCATCCGTGTTACCTTGGTCATCAGTTGCGCCTGTAACGTTAATTTGTAACGCTTTGTATACTTGGATATATGTGGATTCCGTAATCTCAGATGAGACACGGACTGTAAAAGCATTTACGAATAAACGCTTTCCTTGCTCTGTAACATCGCGTTTAGCAATGTCCAGAAGGTCTAAGCGACGAACGGTACCGATACCTTCGCTGTTACCGTCGTCTGGTTCCAATATTGCAAAACGCATTGGAATCTTTTGAGTAAGAATTTGCCCTAAAATTTCACGGTCATGACGTGGTTGACGTGAGTAAGTAGTTATTTGGTAATCAATATTTACTGGAATAGGCCAATGCATTTCCCAGTTATTAGTCTCTGAGTCATACGCAGTTGGGTCATCGCCTTCAGAAACTGGCGGCATTTCTGCTGGGTTATCTAGGTAAATAGGTTTAACCATTCCACGCATTGCACGGGCTGTGTCTTCGGCAATATCAATCATGTCAATGATGATGTAAGGATACTTCTGGTCAGAGATTTCCTGGTCAGGTTGCCCAAAACGGACATCTACATTGCGGGTAGTCTGCTGTGTACCAGCGGCTTTCTGGTCAGTAACTACAATTCCTTTAAGAAGATTCTTTAGGGCCTCATCTTCCGATAGGAGAAAAGTCATAGTTCACCTACAATCTTTTGCAGGGCACCCATAAAGAAGTTTTCTGCTTCTTTAGTGCGGGCTGAAGAACGGCGAATAGCAGCAGTAGGGCGATTGTGTTCTGTGCCATACTCAAGGGTCTGAGCCTCATTAAAGTGCTTATCGTGAACGTGGACTTGAAAACGCTTATCATCGTAGATGACGCCCATATTGCCAACAACGTGGCGAGGCCATCCACTTGCTTTTGCTTCTTTGCGAAGTTGACCAGTCATGTAACGGCTGGTGTGTTTGGCTGCTTGTTCTACTGCGCTATGGATGTGCTTCATTGCTTCACCACGTATGTAGGTAGCATGAAATAAACCCCTTAAAAAGCGCAAGTAGTGGGAAACTACACAGACCCGCAGCGGGTTACTGATAATGCAATGATAAATGAAAAAGCCACCCGTAGGTGGCTTAGTCATTACTTCTTTTTCTTTTCTTTCTTTTCTTCCTTGGCTTCTTTCTTCTTGATGCCCTTGATTATCTTGGCATCAATCTTCTTGTCTTCTGCCATGGTCTTAGGCTTCTTCTTCTTGCCGTGAGCCTTGTCCTTCTTTTCAAATTCTTCTCGTTCGTCCTTGTCCAAGCCCGCTTTCTTAAGCATCTTGGCGTCTTTTGTCTTGTCCTTAGACTCTGTGTATTTGCCCTTCATAAATGCAGCCATTACTTTGCCTTCTTTCCGCTACGAGCAGTCTTACAGGTATTGCAAGAACACTTGCAACCCTTCATTGGCTTAGCCTTGGTGCACTTGCACCCACATGAGGCGCACATTATTTCTTGCCACGTTTTAGGGCTTTGAAGTCATCGCCAGTAATTTTGTTTGTTGGCTTTGCAGCCCCTGCAATTTTAGCCTGCTTTGGAGACATGCCTTTTGAAGCCTTACCTTTGCCGTAGCCAGGTTCTCCTTTTTTCTTTCCACATCCACATTTAACGCACATATTGTCTCCTTAGTTTTTTGAAGCCCACATATTGTCAACAAGGTTTGGGTATGGGCGCCCAGCCTTTTCTGCCCGTGCTTTAGCCGCAGCCTTCTTTGCAGGAGACATTGGCTTAGATTTCTTATTTGGGTTTTTCTTATTCCAAGGAGGAGTAGTTGCTTTTGGCATTACTTACCTCTCTTAGACTGGTGAGTTGAATGCCACTTTTTGGTAGCAGCAACACCTTGCGTAATTGTCTTAGCCCCAGCCTTTTTTGTCAGGTTAATCTTGTCGTAAGGACCTTTTTTTCCAGCATGGTCAACGATTACATCTCCTGTTTTGTTCTTCTTAATGGTGTGCTTTTCGCCATCTGCTTTAATAACTTTAGCCATTTGTCTTTGCCTTTACTGGTTTATTAGACTTAGCATGTTTCTCTGACAACTTTGCTATTTCAACTTTGTGCTTTGCTTCAAGCGCTTCCATCTCTAATTTTTGAGATTCAGGTTTTTTATTAGCCATGGTCTTTAGTCCTCCCCCATTTGGGTATGCCAACGGTGCTGGCGAAATCTTGGTAATCATTACTTTTTCTTTTTGCCCTTGTCAGCCTTGCGTTGTTCTGAAAGAGCAATAGCAACGGCTTGCTTTGGGTTCTTAACAATAGGGCCAGTCTTAGAGCCAGAGTGAAGTTTGCCTGCTTTGGCTTCCTTCATTACTTTTTCTACTTTGCCTTTACCTTTAATAGGCTTTGGTGGTTTAGTTGCCATTAACTATCCTCCCAATCTAAATCTTCAAGGTCTTCTACTTTTTCTTCATCTAATGCGTGGTCATCGTAGTCATCGCAAAGGCAGTTACCTTCACAGTCACAATCCTCGTCAAATAGGTCTTCATCAATTTCTGGTTCAAAAGACATCGTGCTTCCTTTTCCTATCGTGCCCATTGTTGGAACGTCTTAAAGTTTACCAACTCTTCAGGGTTCTGCTGGTTAAGGTCAACAGTTACAACGCTGTAGAAATTGGCATAACGTCCTCGTGGGAGTACACGGGTAGGGATAAAGACAGTATCTTGAAAGACAATACGGTCTTGAATATGAAGTGTTGGGTTTACCAAGACATCTGGGATTAAACGGTTTACATCATTAACACCTATAACTAGGCGCAAGGTATCTGTGGTGTAAAGACCGCGTTCGTTCATGATGTTAGTACCGCGAATTTGTTGCGCCATAATTACTGGCACTTCAATAGGGGTCTTCCAAGCAAGGCCGCTATTTACGCCTTCATTAGAGACATCGTAGATTGGGTCAACCCAGTTCTCATAGTCATCTTGTAAGGCTTGTTCGTCCCATTGGTACCAATTAACTAGGGAACCTACAGGGTCACGGAGTTCATCCGTTACGCCTTCTTCCATAGATTTATTTTCAAAATCAATTTTAAAACGCCCCTGGACTTTACTTCCACGCATGGCGTCTCCTTATCTATTAGGGTAACGAATAATAACTAAGCCAGAACCACCTGCTCCACCCACTGCACCAGCACCATTCCAACCAGTTCCTCCACCGCCACCACCTGTGTTTGCAGTTCCTGCAGTACCTGTTCCGTTGTAGTTAGTTCCTGCACCACCACCGCCAACACCGCCAAAACCACCAACTCCACCTGTGTAGTAGTACCCACCACCACCACCGCCACCAATAAACCCGTTAACACCTGTGTTAGTTGCAGCAAGCCAAGTTGCCCAGTTGTATGCGCCAGCACCGCCAGCCCCTCCTACAGTGCCTGAGCCTGCGCCGCCTACTGCACCAGCACCACCACCGCCGCCACCACTAGGTCCAGTATTGCTACCGTTTCCACCAGCATAACCTTCTACTGGAGAATACTCTCCTGCATTTCCAGCAGCACCAGAAGTAAGATTTTCAGTACCGCCACCACCAGAACCGCCAGTAAGAGCACTTGCACTAGCAGTATTGTTTGCGCCTCTACCACCACCTGTGGCAGAAAAAGAACCAAACATACTATTACCGCCATTTGTACCAGCACCAGAGTTAACAGCACCGCTACCTCCAGCACCGACTATTGCAGTAAAAGAAGTACCAGCCGTAAATATTTGATTAGCAAATGAACGAACGCCACCTGCTCCACCACCACCTGAACCAGGGGATGCGCCCGCACCAGCACCACCTGCAACAAGTAATATTTCGGCGTTTTTAATTTTTTCTAATGCAGTAAAAGTACTTGAAGAGGTAAAGGTATGATAAGTATAGTTAACATCTGCTGTAATAGTTCCACCTGTAGCACGAGTACCACCTATGCCGTAAAGATAGAAAGTTGAGTTAGCAACCATGTTAGAGTTTCCAAAAGTTCCAAAAGATAAACTTGTTATGGCAGAAGTTGAGGACCATAGCGCAGCGCCTAATCCAAGCAGACAAAAAGAAGCATTATTTTCTAATACTGAATCTGCATTAAAAGATTTAAAATTTGCAGACGTATAATTTGGAATATAAAATTCAACGTTTGCAAATGTGCTTGCTGTATTGTTAGCCGTATTAATGTCTCTAGCCTCAACATTGGATTCGGAGCCAGAAGAAACAGCAGTACCTGTAGCCATTAGGTACCTAGAAAACCCGTTAGACGCTGAACCATTTGGATATACATAAAAGTTTGTGTTGTTGTAAGCGGTAGTTACGTCTCGTACTGATACTTTAATCATTAAATCAGTAAAGTTTTGTGGAATGTTAGAGAACGTAACAGAAGATGTAGCCGAAGCCAAAGTTTGCGCTTGAATAAGCGTAAATGTGTTAGCCATTAGACTGCATACCTCACAATAACTAGACCAGAACCGCCATTACCCGAACCACGAGAACCACCTGAACCTGATGAGCCACCAGCACCGCCACCGCCACCGCCTGTGGCTGCTAAACCAGCAATACCGCCCACGCCGACACCGCCAGGAGAACCATTACCGCCGCCGCCGTTTCCGCCAGCAGAAGCAATCGTACCGCCATAAGAAGAAATGCCACCACCACCGCCGCCGCCAGCAAACCAATAAGTGCCACTTATGTTTTGACCTGTACCAGTTACAGCACCCCAACTTGAATAAGTAGATAGACCAACACCGCCTGCACTGCCATTAGGATTACTACCATTACTTTGTTGAACCTGACCAGCACCGCCAGCACCGCCACCGCCTGAACCTGAGTTCTGCCCAACACTTGCGCCACCAGCATTTCCTTGACCTGACACGCCAGTTCCAGGAGTTCCGTTATAACGCGGTTGAATACCAGCACCCGAACCACCATTTACTCCTGGCGTAAAGAATGTAGAACCGCCACCAACCGCAGCCGTTAAAGAGCCAAATTGCGAGTTTGACCCAGCAGTACCTTGTCCAGTATTTCCTATACCACCTGCACCAACAGTTGCTGTGTAAGGAGTAGTTGAAGTTAAAGCCTGAGATGCAAGATAAGAAATACCGCCAGCACCACCACCGCCACCTGCCCAGTATTGAACATCGTCACAGTTGCCGCCACCGCCACCTGCTATTTGTAAAATGTCTGCAGTTAAAGATTGTTGGGGAACAAAAGTTCCAGTAGTACGGAATGCGTGATACCAATAAGTACCGTCTTGAACAACGATGTCGCCACCTGTTGCTTTTGGAACAAAGGCTGCTTTAATTCCGTAAAGTGTTACGGATGAACCAATGGCAAAGACTGCGCTAGAACCAGCAATAAGAAAAGAAGTAATAGGAGCAGTATTTCTCCATAACCCTGTAGTTGCTTGTGCACTGTTTCCAGAAACACTGGTTCTTCCTAAAACAGATTTGTATACATTTGAATTTGAGTAATTCATAATATGAAAAATGTTTGTATCAAAGTTTGTATTATCACTAAGACCAACATACATATCGGCAGAACTTCCGCCTCTGTCTCCGTAAACGGCAGTACCGTTTCCGCCTAAACGTGCATAAGAGTAGGTACTACCAGTATCACCATTGAACTGCATACGGATTGCAACACTTGCTTTGTAACATCCAACAACTACTAAATCTGTATAGCCTTGTGGAATGTTAGAAAAAGTTATTGAGGCTGCAGTACTAGTTAAAGTTTGACTAGCAATTTTTACATAAGTAGGTGCAGCACCATAGTTATACTTAATAGCCATTATGCACCCCTAATTCCGTACAAAGCAAAAGTTGAATAGTTTATAAATGCACCACTTGGACTGACTAAAGCCAATGAAGTAACTGCTGCAGTGTTTATCCAAAGGGTTGAGTTAAAAAATACTCCACCACCCGTGTTCCATTCAAAACCACTTAGAGAACGACAAACAGTGTTTTTACTGGTGTTTGTGTAATCTAAAATATCAATAATTGAATTGCTTAAAATACCTGTATTAGACTGTATCAACCAAGCAACTGAGTTTCTTTGAGTTGTGTAGTTTACGGAATATGGGGTACTTCCGTTTGCGGCTACTAAATGGTTATTGTAGTTTGATGCCGTTGTATCGCCATTAAATTGAATTGCTACTGCATCGTATGCATTACTGCTAAAACTGATGCCGCCATTAATTCGCAATTGTAACTGTGTATAGTTTTGTGGAATATTGCTAAAAGTTATAGTAGAACTAGAAGCATCGGCTGTAGCAACAGCAATTGATTCAAAAGCACCAGGACGAGTTTCTTGGTCCCAGAATTTAGACGACTTAGAACCAGTTGTTAGACTGGATGTACTAAATCGTCTAATAGCCATGGATGAATCCTTTACTGAAAAAAGGGCGTAATTAAATTACAAGAACTGCTGCTTCGTCTGCTGTGAGAGGCTCACCAGCGACGAGTTTTGCTTTTGCGCTAACTTTAAGAGCGGCTACACGTGCAGCCTCTGTTTCACGTGCTGCTTGTTCTTCAGCAGCAGCAGCAGCCATTTGGTCACGGTCTGCAATCTCTTGAGCAGTTAGTTCAACAATTGTTGTTTCGCCAGTGGCGCAGTTTACGATTACTTTTGTATCAGCCATTATTCAGTTACTTCCTTCCAAGATGTAGTTGGTTCATCCCACACATATAGTTTGTCATCTGTAGGCATTGGTGTTGGCGCATTCCATAAACATGTTTCAACATCAAGTGTCCAAGATGCAAAAGGCTTTGGTGGAATGAACGCGTCTTTAACGGCATCGTACTTAAAGCCAATGCCTGCATAATTTTTGCGGTACGGAGTTCCGCCATTAGCGTGAACGCCACCTGCAGTGTTATACGAAGTCTTTTTCCAAGTTCCGCCAAGACCTAAGTCGTCAGCCAAAAATTCTTGACCACGTGCTTCCTGGTCATCAGCAACAACTAGAACACGAAGGACTGTGCCTTCGCTATCAATTTCGGCAAAATGTGCCATACGTTTTTCTCCTTACGATTGTCTTATGATAACAATAAAGTTTATCTATTAACCCTTATAACGAACAATAACTATACCTGAACCACCAGCGCCGCCAGCATAAGGGCCACTACCAGCAGGTGAAGAAGTACCAGAGGCACCACCACCGCCACCACCAGTATTTGCTGTTCCAGCGTCTCCACCAAGTGAAGTTCCTCCGCCAGCACCTCCACCAAAACTAGCAGTTCCAGCAGTACCACTTCCGTTTTTTCCGCCTCCGCCTCCGCCAGCATATTGAACACTAGTGCTAGTTATTGCTACAGAAACTCCTATACCACCGTTACCGCTTGTAGTTCCACTACCTGCAACACCAACACCACCAGCACCACCGCCACCACCTGCTGCGGTATTTCCAGAAGCACCTGCGCCACCAGCGTAACCTTGGTTAGCAGTTCCAGCACCTGCAGCAGCGGCTGAAGAACCACCACCACCAGAACCACCAGCGTTACCAGTAAGGGTAGAGCCGCCTGTAGGTAGGTTTGAACCACCACCACCGCCAGCAGTTGAAGTAATAGTTGCAAATGAAGAATCATTACCGTTTTGCCCACGACCAGTGCTGTTATTTGTTCCAGTTCCTCCAGCACCACCAGCACCAACGGTTACTGCATATGGGGTATTAGCAGTTAAAGAAAGTTTAGACTCCAGTGAACCACCACCACCTGTTGCTGTAACTGTTGAACGAAGACCGCCTGCGCCGCCACCTGCTCCTGTATACCAGTTAGCAGCACCGTAGGTACCACCACCACCACCGCCGCCTGCCACAACAAGATAGTCAACTAATAAATTTGTAGTTGGAGTAAAGTTAGAAGTTGCAGTAAAAGTGTGAGTTACGTAAGTACCATCAAAGGCTATATTTCCACCAGTTGCTTTAATAGAGTTACCTACAACTGTACGCATTGCTTTTACTCCATAAAGAGTAAAGGTTGAGTATTGGGCGAATGTGGCTGCTGCGCTTTCAGGTGCGAAAGTTAGACTAGAAACAGCATTAGTCGTTTGAACTAAATACGCCAACATATTTGCATAGGTAGTTGCTGCATTTGTTTCAGCAACAGTATCAATTGAAACTGATTTGTAATTGCTTGAAGCATAATTAGGAATTGTTATTTCTGTTGATGAAAAAGTGCTTGCTGTTGCGCCTGTTCCATTCATTATCCCAACACGTACTGCACTATCTACACCACTTTGACTAAAAGAACTGCCTGCAGCACCATTTCCTTCTAACGCTTTTTGCGAGTAAACGGATGTTGTTACGTTGTTTACTTTCATAAAAATAGAATAAGCAACCGCTGCCCCTGAACCTGAACGGGTACTTGCCTTTACAACCAAATCAGTATATGTTTGTGGAATGTTGGAAAAAGTTACCGAACTATCACCACCAGCACCTACGGTATAAGTAGCAAGTTTTGTCATTGTCTCTAAACTCATCGTGGATACCTCACAATAACTAGACCAGAACCGCCTGCTGCGCCGCTTCCGCTACTACCTGAACCGCCGCCGCCACCACCTGTGTTTGCAGTTCCTGCAACTTCTGTTACTCCGCCGCCGCCAGAACCACCTGCACCAGCAGTTCCTGCACCACCACCAGCATAGTAGTAAGTGCCAGAAACATTTTGTCCAGTAGAAGTTACAGAACCCCAACTTGAATAAGCAGAACTACCAACACCACCTGCGCCATACGGTCCACCAGTTGTGCCGTTACCACCAGCAGCACCAGCACCGCCGCCACCGCCAGTTGCAGTAGTTTGACCTGAGCCACCATTATTGCCTTGACCAGCAGTACCAGTACCGCCTGCGTAACCTGGGTTACCACCACCACCTGAACCACCGTTAGCATTTCCAGCACTAGAGTTACCTCTACCGCCACCAACAGATGCAGTTAATGCAGCAAATTGTGAATTACTGCCATTAGTTGCTGAGGTTGAAGGGTAAACTCCACCTGTTCCACCCGCACCTACAAGTATCGTAGATGAAGCAGATATGGATTGTGAAGTGAGCACTTGAAAACCGCCCGCACCTCCACCACCACCTCGGTTACCACCGAAACCTTCAGTTTGTCCACCACCGCCACCTGCAACAACTAAAATATCGCAAGACAGCGTACGGTTAGGTGTAAAAACACCACTTCCTTTAAATACGTGATAAGCATAAGTAGAGTCATAGAATATACCAGTTCCACCAGATGCACTAGATATTGCAGCATTTACTGGTGATATGCCATAAAGGTCAAAGGTAGTTCCAGCAGAAAGAGTGTACCCACTTAAATTAATTCCTAAACTTGTGATTGCGTTAG